TCACATCCATGTAAGTTGTTGCTGGCCTGATTGCTTCGGGTGTGGCGGGGCAGGTACTACTTCCCCCGGCGATACGATAAAGCGCTCGACCGTCTCAGTGGTCACAAACGTCGCACTGCAGTTAATGTTTGTGCACTGGTGATAACGCTCCTTGGTTGTGTCAGTAAAATACCGACTTGTGCGGGCGTGAGCGGCGAAATGGCATTTTGGGCAGTGAAACATGGCGAGCACCTCTTTTAATTTCCGACGCGCAAATTTTACTCAATTTATCCTTAAATAACAAATAGTTAAATTCATTTTACTGTGTTAACTCTTCGCTTTCGTACTCCACATCCGAAACCTTAACCTCAAGCTCTAAGCCCGTCGTGTAGCCGCTCCCGTTGAGGTTATGCACCACCCGGCTGATTATCCATGCCTGCTCGTCTATAACGCGCTTAAAGCCTTTCACCGCGATGGGCGTTTCAGGAAATAAATCTGCCCGGCCAATCGCCAGCGAGATTGAAAACTCAGCAACGCCTCGCTGCAGCTTGTCCCACTTCGCCTGAGCGGCGCGCATGGCCTGCGCCTTTGTCGCGTAGATGGTCGTCAGCTCCAGCACGTTGTCAGCCTCACCGGCCATATACTCACCCTCGCGCGCTTCCTGCTCTTTTTTGGCTTTGGCCTTTGCCGGGGCTTTGGTCGCTTTCGGGTGCTGCAGCGCGCGGAGATGCTTCTCTTTGGGCTTACGCTTGAGCTTCACCTTTTGCTTTTGCGGCTTCGGGTCTTTGGTGTGCAGCCATTTTGCCGACACGCCGGTGTAGGCTTCCCGGTCAGCAATGGCAAATTGATGACGATCGCCATCCCCGCGCTCAAGCGTCATCTGCGGAATGAGCTTTCCGCTGGCCGTCTTACCGCTCCCCGCTTTCAGGAATAACAGTTTTCCCGCTTTTACCGAAACCGACGCCCCGTTCCGGTCAGCCAGGCGGGACAGAAACACCGCGTCGGATTCCTGCGACTGGTCAATGTGAGGCACTGTGACGGCTTTCAGCGTGTCGGCCACGCTGGCGGCCAGCTTATTGCGTGCCGCAATCGTTTCAACAATTTTCCCGAGCGTGGTGTCATGCCATGACTGTTCCCGGCGAGAGTTCAGCGTCCCGCGAAAATCGGCGCTTCGCCCCCGGATGGTCAGCGTATCAGGAGCCCCCCTGTGCTCGATTTCGTCGACCGTGAACGTCCCTTTTTTTATCAGCGCTGCACCCTGCCAGCCTAACCACAGCGTCAAGGTTGCGCCGCGCGGTGGCATTGCTATCTGGCCGTCAATATCATCGAGCTCGATATCGAGCTGGTCGGCCTCAAATCCGCGATTGTCGGTCATGTTCAGGCTGATAAGGCGGTCGCTAAAATCCTGCGTGATATCCTCGTTATCCAGCTTGAGCATAAACGCCGGGGCTATCTTCGCCCCGGCCTGAATATCCATTCCCGTAATCATCAAGCCAGCCCTCCCAGCCAGTCAACGGCAGACGTGACCAGATTGTCGGCCTGCGTTTTCAGGTCGCCATAAATGGCTGCCAGCGATTTATCGACCCGTTTAAGGGAAAGGCTAAACTCGATTTTTCTCGCCGCTCCATCGCTGAATAGCTCGGTGTGCGTATGCGTCACTTTGTCGATGACATACATGCCGTGGATCATGCCCGTTCCGTCAATCAGCGGCCACGCTCGCCCCTCGTCTGCCATCAGCTCGATGGCGGTCAGTGACAGACGTCCGCCCGTAATTTCGGGATAAAGCACGCCCGACAGCGTGCGCGTGGTTTCTCCCTCCCCGAGATACTGGTAAGCCGGTGGCTTGCCGATACGGTCGTTTGACGCCCAGCGATAATCTTTCGAATACTGCATAGACTGATAGGGCAGCGTGCTGCGCTCAAACACAAATAAACCTAAAACCATTAACATGCTTTAGCCCTCATCCATCGTGACGCATACTTGAGCGCTGACGCGCACGGTTTTGCTTGTCGAGTCTGTCAACTGCCTCCCGGAGTTGCCGGTCAAGGTCTGTACCCGGTGCAATGCCACCATTCAGGGTGATGTTATATTCTGGTTTGCTCTGGTCGACGTAGGTCTTCCCGGCAGGAACCGGCACCGGGTGATACCACTGAGAATCGCCAAATAACGGTGTTGGTCTGATAGTGGACTCTTTACCCGATCCCGATGCGGCATTGGCTTTTGCGGCTTTCTGGTCAAGGTCGCTCGACTCTTTATTGATAACTCCGAGCTTTTCCAGCAGCCAGTTAACGCCGGTACGCAATGTATTAAAGCTTTTGAGCGGTAACATCAGCGCGTCGGCCAGCATCTTTCCGAACATCACACCCGCATTTTTGCAGCTGTCGAGCGTCTCCTGCGTCGACTTAACAGGTGCGATTAGGTCTTTAAACCACTGCCACGCCGCTTTAAGTTTGTCACCCAGCCAGTCAAAAACCGGCTTTAACGGTTCGAATAATTCCGTTACAGGGGCAAAAGCCTGCTTTATCCCCTCCATTACGCCTGAGAAAAATGCGCTTATTGGTTCCCAGTATTTGCGGATAAGCAGCGCACCGGCGACAATGGCAACGCCAATAGCCACAATCGGCCAGGTAAGCGCCCCGAGCACGGTCATGATGGCTCCACCCACCACCGAGAAAACCGTCCCTAGCAGTGATGCACCGGCAATCAAAATATTAATGCCGGTAATGACCGGCCAGGCGACCAGACCAATTGCCCCGAGGATGCCAATAATTGCCAGTGCGCCGCCTGCTATGATGCCGATTGTTGACGCAAGTGTTTTGTTATTGGTGATCCAGCCGTCGAGCTTTAAAACATATTTCGTGGCGGTTTTAGTGAGTTCACGCAGTGAGCCCTCCTGCTGGTCAAACAGGTCAGTACCAACGGCCTCATAAGCTGACTGAAATTCTTTAAAGTCGCCGCCGAGGTTGTCCTGCATGATTTTGACCAGCTCAGCGGTTTTGCCGTCCGAGGCTTTAAACGCCGCCGTTAGCTGGTCGAGCTTACCGCTTGAGGCAGCGGTCATCAGTACCGCCGCCGCCGAGCTGGCTTCCTCACCAAAGATGGTTTTCATGTATTCGCCGCGCTGGCTTGTTCCGAGATTGTTTTTCTCAAAACTGCGCTGCATTTCTTTCAGAATGGCAAATATCGGGCGCGTGTTGCCCTTGCTGTCAGACGTTTTAACGCCGAGTTCTTTGATGGCCTCGTATGCCTTACCGGTCGGAGCCTGCAGGCGACTCAGGACGGCACGGCTGCCCGTTCCCGCCATCGAGCCGGTGATTTTGGCGTCATGGAGCGCGCCGACCATTGCGGCGGTCTGCTCGATACTGACCCCGGCATTTTTTGCCACCGGCGCAGCATACGTCAGCGCGTCGCTCAGTCCGTCAAAGTCAGCGGCCGTTTTGTTCATCGTCATCGACAGCACGTCGCCGATGTGTGCGATCTGGTCGTTTGACATCTGAAACGCGGATTTCATCCCCGTCAGCAGCGCGGCGTTTTCTTCCATCGAGCGACGGTTAGACAGCGCCATATTCAGCGTGACCGGCGTCGCCGCCTGAATCGCTGCGGCATCACCGCCGCTTTTCGCAATGATAATCTGCGCGCTCGCCGCATCGTCTGCAGACGCAGCGGTATTGTCCCCGAGCTGGCGCGCCTGTTTGCGCAGCGCCTCCATTTCGGGCGACTGTTTTTCGACCCCGAGCACGGCCTGCAGCTCAGAGTTTTTCTGTGCAAAGTCATAACCGGGTGTGAGTAATTTTACTCCGGCCATCGTTCCCGCCGTGGCGATACCGACGCCCGCCGCGCCTGCCGCTGCAGCGCCTCCGGCAAGGGATTTACCGGCCTGATAACGCTCTTTAATGCGACTCAGTCGCGCCTGCTGTTGACTGACCCGCGCCAGTGCCCCGCGCTGCCGGTTGAGCTGCGCGGTCGTCTCACTGATGCTGGTTTTCAGGCGGCGCTCATCCGCCGACAGGGTACGGGTATTAATACCAGCCCGCGCGAGCTCGGTGCGCTGGCGCTGCACCGACTGCCTGAGGCTGTTGTATTTGAGCTGCAGTTCAGCGGCGGATTTCTTTGCCGCCTCCATCGCCCGCGCCTGCGCTTTAGTGGGGTTTTCCGTGTTTTTAAATTGCACGGCCAGCGCGGCGGCTTCCTGTTTCGCCTTGTTAAGCGACTGGCCGGTCACGGCAAGCTGTGCGCTCGCTTTCCTGAATCCGTCAATCCGGGATGCCTGCGCATTCAGATCGCGCAGGCTGTTCTGAGAAGTGCGGATATCGCCAGCAAGGGTCTTGCTGGCAGTCTGGATAGCTTTAAGCGGTCGGCTTGCCCGGTCTACTGCGTTCAGCAGTACCTCAATCCTGACATTATTGCTCATGGTGGTGTCCGCTTCGCTGCAGCGCCTTTTCGCGCCATGTGATGAGCTCGGTCACGCTCAGGGAATTCAGCTCTGATGGCGGCCAGTGAAATATCACCGCGATATCCGCCATCAGGTCATCGACCGAAAGGTTATCCGGGAAGGTCAGCGAGCCGAAGATGGCGACAAAAAACCGACCACCTTACCGGCGAACAAAATCAGGTCTGACGCTTCCAGACGCATGACCTCATGCTCGGTGAGCGCCGGGTACGTCATACGCGGCAGCACTTTAATCAGCGCATCGACGTCTGAGTTTGCCAGTGAGGCCAGACTCACACCGCGCAGGGTTCCCGCGTTGGGTTTTGTGACCGTGACCTGCTCGATTTTCTGCTCACCGCGCATGACGGGATTATCGAGGATCACAATGTTCGGGTTTTCGGTTTCGGTGGTGGCGGTTTCGTTGATGTTTTCCATGATGTTGCTCTCTTTGAATCTGAGTAAGTGACCGGCCAGCCTGGCTGACCGGTTAACGGGTTACAGGCCAATCGCCCGGCGGTGCTCAGCGAGACGGTCGACGCCGTCGACTTTCATCACCATATTGACGACGTCAATCTCGATGACCTCTTTGCCGTCAATCGTGAGCTGGTAGTAAGAGCACTCGGTCGCGATTTTGGTCGTGCCGCTTTCGCCCTGTTTGTTTTCGCCGCCGTCGAACTCCTTATGACGGCCACGCATGACCACCTCAACGGCAGAAATTGCGCCGGTGTCGTCGCGCTGGAATGAGCCGGTGAAGCGCAGCGGCACGCTATCCGCACCCGGTGACGCGTACTGCGCCCACAGCTCGACGTCAGGCAGACCGCCGAGCGTCCACTCAAGCGACAGCGCGTCGTCATCGAGACCGAGGTCAATCGACACCGAGCCGGGCATCCCGCCGCCACGGTATTTCTCAAGCTTGCGGGTCAGCTTTGGCAGGGTGACGGATTCAACGACGCCCATGTAGCTGAGGCCGTCGTTAAACATGTTCAGGTATTTCAGTTTGCGTGGTAACGCCATGCTCTGAGCTCCTTAGCTGTTGACCGAATCTGACAGGTTCGCCAGATAGGTATCGGTGATGCGCTGGCGCAGGGTCAGGTTTTCCAGCGGCGGGACGGGGGTGTAGTCGTAATCGATATACAGTTTCCCGGCTTTCAGGGTTTCCACGCTGTTTGACTCCGGGTCGTACCAGCAGGTGCCGTCGACGATATAGCCGTTGTTTTTCAGCTCGCGGAATTTCGCATTGATACCGGCGACGATGTCGCGGATGAGCGTTGCGGTGACTGGTTTATCAATCGCCCAGGCGTGCGCCTCACCCATCGTGTCGGCCAGCACCTGTGCCGTGCGGGTGTAGTTTTCAAACAGGAAAAGCGGGTCATCTGAGCAGGTACGGTTGCCCCAGAATTTAAAGCCGTCGTTACGGATGAGCGTTGTCACCCCGGCCTGATTCAGCAGGTTCGCGTCAGTTCCCTTCTCCTGCAAATCCCATGAGACCGAGGTACTGACGCCGGTGACTCCATTCACGCCGACGTTAGAGAGCGTTTTGTGCCAGCCGGTTTCCTGGTCGATTTTGGCGCGCAGGCCGAGCGCGCGGGCGGTCGCCCATGCAATATCGGTTTCGTTCGCCGTGGTGTCCCATGCCAGAAAGTCAGGGTGAATGACCATCAGCTCGCGCTGGCTGAAATTCTCACGGTATTTGATGGCGTCGGAAATGGTCTTGCAGCCCCACGCGCTCACGTAGCCGAACGCGCGCAGGCTCTGGCAGGTCGACGCAAGTGCGGTCGCCACTTCCTGCGTATCCAGACCCGGCACGCCGAGAATGCGCGGCTTGACGCCGGTGACGGTTTTCGCCGTTAACAGCGCTTTCAGCCCGGTGTATTTGCCGTTTTCATCGGTCGTGCCAATGATGTTGGAAATGGTTTCTTTCTGCGCCGCTTCCGGGTCTTCCGGGTCGTCGATACCTTCGGGAACGCGCACCACCACAATGACCGGCTTGCACTGGTCGGCGATGGCCTGCAGGGATTTTGACAGCGTGCCTTTTTTCCCGGCTTTACCGATAGCTGTTTGCACACTGGTAATCAGCACCGGCTCGTTAAGTGGAAACGTCTTTTCGTCAGCATCGCTGGCCGTGCAGACCATGCCGATGATGGCCGTCGAGACGGTGGAAATGGTGCGCGTGCCATCGTTAATCTCGATGACCTCGACGCCGTGGTGATAGTCGCCCATCTGTTTAACTCCGTGGTAAAGGGGTGCGACTATTTTCTCTTGTGCGCGAGGCGCAAGAAACGTAATGCCGTTGGAGGAGGGGCAGTACAACGCGCAGTCAACCGGTGAAGCGTGCGGAAATGGTGATTGATCGTTTTCAGCGTTCAATCTCCTGGAATTGATCGCTGATAACCATTATCAATAAAGGGATATTGTCGCTATCGTTTCGCCATTAACGAGGGAGCGAGAATGACGATATTACTCTGGGTTGGTGGTGGTCTGGCTGCATGGTGCCTCTTTGGCTTTTGCTGGCTCAGGCTGTTTGCCGGTGATGAAACTGAAAATGACTATGAAGAATGCCCCTACGACTAAACCCGCTAAACGCGGGTTTTTTATTAGCTTTTCGAGGGTGGCTCAGGCCATGCAATATCTTCGGGCTTACTGGTATCAACCCTGTATAGTAATACCCGGTATCTCTTCCACGCCGATAAACTGGCCTTTTCAGCATCAGTAGCCATCGACTCATCGACGGCCCCCTGCAGAACGGAAATGGTGAGCCCCGCATCCTCAATGAGCTGCTTTTGTGTTTGTTCGGCAAGCGTTGCCGCATCAGGCCGGATATCATAAAAAACGCCGTCCACATATTTGTAATTCCCTAACACATCTACCGGCACACTCAGGGGGTCGACCTCATAGACATTGCGGCCTTCTTCCATCCCCATATACGAAACATCCTGCTCGTAAGCAACGACAATCCCGTCATCATCCAGAGAAACAGCACCTTTCCAGCCGGTTAAAGTTTCGTACCAGTCCCGGCCATGCTCATCATGAAAATAAAGTCCGGTACGCATTATTCCGCTTACTTCAATGTGTTCGTATTTATAAATAACTGGATTAATAAACGTATCCATATTTAATCCCCGATATTGACCCATGCATTAGTTTGTTTATTCAGGTACTGCATTTGACGGAAATAAACGCCGAGTTTTCGGCCATCACTTCTGTTTTCCATCGTGATTCCCGTTACAACGCATCCTGCAGGTGATTCCCAGTTACCAAACCACGCATCAGTCGGGTTCCTGAGTTGTTGACCACCACGGCGAATACCATTTACCACCCCATAACGCGCATCCGACTCTGCTTTAGTATACGCCTGACCTGCAGGGGTGTAATTCCCTTTCGGCTGGAAACGCCCGTCAGACTCGGCTTTTGTGTATGCGCCAGTCTTGGGCATATAGCCCGCATCAGATTGTGCTTTAGTATAATAACGCGCATCAAAATATCCGAAGTCAGATAAATTGAGTTTGCTGATTATTACTTCACCGTTATTGAGACTTACCCGGAAAGGTCTCAGGGCGTTGTAATTCCCCCACGGGTCATCTTTGTTTGTCAGCATCAAATAAAGGCTTCCGCCATCATTTCGCCAGAACGTCCCAAAAGCGCCATATGCTATGCGGTAACTATTGGCCGAACTTGATTGCACTTCCCCGCTTGCGCGTAAATAACCGCTAAATAGCCCTGCGCCGTTATACTGAAACTGTAATGAACCATCTTTACTTCGCTGAGAATAAAGGTGATAGCCGGTGTCGTCCCCCAGTTCAACTACTGTTGGCCGGTCAGCATTCCCCCAAAGGCGCAAGGTGGCATTTTTGTCAGAAGTATTTGAAGAAACAAAGGAAAACTTTTTGGTGCTTCCTGAATAAAACCCGCCAGTTTGCGAGGTGAAATTCCCTCGCGTTCTGACACCGGCGCTGGTACTTATTGCCAGCTCTTCCTGTGCATCAGTGCTCCCTGTCGCCAGACGATACTCGCCACCCTGAACGGTTTCATGCCAGATAGTATCCGTCCCGCCACCGCGCATTTTACGCAGATAATTTTTATTACCTGTAGCAGCGTTGGAAAGTGCCGTCAGGTTATAGGTTGCCTGCGCTACTGAGTCCTGATTTAACGTTCCGGTCATGCTGTCGCCAGATTTACTGACTCGCTCACTGGCATTTTTATTTGCTGCAGCGGCATTGTCATTTGCGGCTTTAACGGCTTTCGGTGTCGCAGCCAGTGCCTCAGACGTGCTGTCGGTCTCGCTACTGAGCTGGACGATGCCCTTTTGCGCCGTGGTCGCGTCCTGAGCCGTGTATTTCCCTTTGGCAAGGTCATACGCCGCCTTCACCGCTTTCGGCGTCGCTGCGAGCGCCTCAGACGTGCTGTCGGTCGCGCTGCTGAGCTGGACGATGCCCTTTTGCGCCGTGGTGGCGTCCTGAGCCGTGTATTTCCCTTTGGCAAGGTCATACGCCGCCTTCACCGCTTTCGGCGTCGCTGCGAGCGCCTCAGACGTGCTGTCGGTCGCACTGCTTAGCTGAGTGAAACCCTTTGCAGTGAGGGTGGCGTCAGGATGGCGGCGGGACTGCTCATGCTCCGCGAGCTTGTCGTCAACGTAGTCCTGCGTAGCCATCACCGTTGAGGTGTCAATGGTCAGCTCGACTGACTCGATGTCGCTCACCATGATGACCATTCGAACGGTCTGCGCGCGGCCTGAGCCCTCTGCCAGCGCTGGCTTGTAGCTTTCGGCCATGTTACCGACTGCAATCAGCGTGCCGGTGTCATCATAGAGCCCGAGCTCGCGCATCCAGAAACCGCCGGTTTCAGGCGGGATAAGCAGTTCCGCCACGACATAATTTTTATTTTTCCTGTCCTGGCTGATTTTGTTCAGTGTGTGACGCCAGACCTCTTTGACAAGCTTTGTCTGGTTAGGGTCTGGCACCGGCAGCGTGCCGCCACCGTCACCCACGGCCATCGCCGTAAAATTCACCTTTTTCCCGTTCGGGACGGTCGCCGCCGCGAGTTTTTCCGCACCGGCTTTGGTGATGACCGTTTTGTATTTCACTGTCATTGTGCTCTCACTTATCCGGGGTAAACCGTGATGATGTCACCGTCATAGCTCAGGGCACCGGTGTACAGATAGCCGGGAATGTCCTGAATAATATTGAGGCCGATTAAATGGCGGCTGGCTGGCTTTGCATCGGCAATAAGCCGCTCCATTTCGTAGTACATTTCCTCGGTGATGCCCGTCTCTAACACGCCGATATCGAGGCGAAACGTGCCGGGTGGGTCGTTTGTTTGCCACCACTCAGAGACGTTAATCAGATAGCCGAGCGGCTCCACCACGCGGCGCACTGCGCCAATCGTCCCCTTGTGTGCGTGGATGTACCACGCCGCGCGGATCACGTCCCTTTTTGTAGCCTCCGGCCAGCTCTCATCCCAGCGGTCAACGGAAAACGCCCACGCCAGCCACGGCAGCAGATTTGCCGGGCAGTCGTCAGGACTCCAGAGTCTACGCAGCGGAACGGGGGTATTTTCAATCTCAGCGCAGGCGCACGCCGCCGCCACCTCAAGCGGTGACGAGCCCACCGGCAGCAGGCGGGTATTATTCATCGTTGCCCCCGATGGTCACGCTGTACTCGCTGCACCATGACGCCTGCGTGTCATCGAGCACGATGTCGGCCAGCGGTTCGGCAAGCTCGACACGCTGCACGCCTTCGACGTGGAGCGCGGCATATATCGCAGATTTGCGGATGTCTCGCCCGAGACGGTGCTGCGCGGTGATATACGCCTGCAGCTTTGCTTTCGCCGCACTCAGCACCGGCTCACTTTCGGGACCAGGGTAAAGGTAAAGCGATGCGGTGATTTTATAGTCGACAATATTCGCCGACTGCACGGTCACGCGGTCAGCGACCGGCCTGACGTCCTCATCGTTCAGCGCGGTGCGCACGATGGCGAGCAGTTCGTCAGACGCCACGCCGTTATTTTCGCGTGACAGCACCGTGACCGTGACACACGCAGGCTCGGGACTGATGACCGAAATATCGGCGACCCGCCCGTCAGCGCTGCGGCCATGAAACTGATATGCGCCGGTTGAGCCTGCGGTACTTAGCCCCTCGGGGGCTTGCTGGATGCGCAGGCGATAGTCAGTATCCGATTCCATCACGGCTGGCGTGGGGGGAAACGTCGTGTCGTCTGCCGGGGTAATAACGAGTCGTGGGACGTTGGAATTTGCCCCTATCTGGTCGAGGTCGCTCCCGGCAGCGTAAGCCAGCATGACCGCACGCGCGGACTCGTTGACGCGCTGTCGCCAGATAACTTCCCGATAGGCGTTTTCCTGCAGTATCTTAACAATCGGCTCTGATTCGAGCGTCAATGTGCGCGCGACTGCCTCCTGTTGTTCCTCGGGATAAAGCGAGACGAGCGTCGCCTTTCGTTCGCTCAGGATGGTCTCATAGTCCAGTTCTTCCACGACGTCAGGCGCGGCGAGCTGGCTCAGGTCAACAATTGCCATAGCGTTAACTCAGTGGAATGGTAAGTGAAAAAGGCTGGCCGCCGGTGGAGCGGGTGCCGGTGATATCGACATACAGCCCGCCGTCGTTCTCAGACCGTTCAAAGGTGATGGTCGAGAGGTTGACGCGTGGCTCCCACTTCTGGATCGCGGAATAGCACGCGGCCATAATCTGCAGGCGCAGCGCCGGGGTCTGCGGCTGGTCAATCAGCGCCGACAGAAGCGAGCCGTATTCACGGCGCATGACGCGCGAGCCTATCGGCGTGACCAGAATGTCGCGCACGCTTTGCCGGATATGCTCCACCTCAGAGATACTGAGGCCGGTCTGGCTGTTCATTCCCATATAACGCACCGTCATTGCGTCCCCTTAGTCCAGCTTCCGCCGCTCTGTACGTTGCCGTGCGCGTGGTTATCCACCTGCACGCCGTTTGATTTCAGTGTCCCGCCGGTGTGCTCGATGTTCCCGCTCATCTTCCCGCCGCTCTTCACTTCGAGCGTGCCGGTTGTCAGCTTGTTGGTGCACACCACCTCCGGCGTATCGAGCGTGATGCGGGTAGAGGCTTTCACCAGCACCACCGGTACGGTGGCCGTAATGGACTCAGACGCGGTGACGTCTGCGGTTTTGATGCCTGACACGGTGAGCGCGCCGTTTTCGGGCTCGTACTCGATAATCGCCCCGTCAGGAAAGGACACATGAAGCGCATCAGGGGAGGCAGACGGCGCGGGATGGTCATCCGAGAAGATGCCGGGCAGCACAAATGCCGTATCGAGCTCGCCGCCGACAGCCAGCAAAAGCACCTGCTCGCCAGCGGACGGAGCCCACCATACGCGCGAGCGACCTGCGCGACAGGTAAGCCAGTTCAGCCAGGTGGTTTCCATGCCGCCGGTCTGGACACGACAAAGCCCCTCGTCGTGGTCGACGTCGGTCACGATGCCGGTGCGGATAAGATTGCGGATCGCGCGTGCGATTTCCTGCAGAGAATTTAGATTATTCATGGGGAAATGATGCCGCCAGGCGCGGCCAGCGGCAATCTGGCGAGGTTTTGTGGGACATGAAACTACAATTATCAGACTTGAAATATCAACATTCTCACTTTGTCAGTCTAGTGAGTTAGACTTAGAAAACTGGTAAGATAATAAAAAATCAGACTCGAAATGCATTTAATAAAAAAAGAAAACCATAAAACAAAACAATTCCCAAAAACCCAGAAGACAAGCTATGGGGCTAAAAAAAGCAAAAGCCCCACATCCAATTATCACTTACCACAAATTACATCATCTATGGCACCCATATAGGATACAAAAAGATCAACATATCCACACAAGTCTGAAAGACTGATATCATTAGCATTATCGTTATGATGAATAATATTGTTTCTTTTCACAACCACTGCATTCACAACATCCTTATTAGCAATAAATCCTGCCGAACCTAAAAGATTAACCCCCAAATAAGAAAATGCCTTAATCGTCTTGTAAGGATTTCCAGATAAGCTGTCAGAAATATCATTCTTATCAACTTTCAAATCAGCATCAACATACTTTAACTCTTTATCCTTAAATTCCTTTTTGACTCGCCACAGCAAGAAGTTATGAGGTAAACAGGCTGCTTTAAGCCTGTTATTAATTGAATCACAATGCCATGTGGCGACCTCGGTCAAATACGACTCCAAATAAGTACAGAGAGTAATGAGATATGACTTGACAAAGAAATTAATATTCTTGTTGAAGAATTCATTTTCTTCAAGAATAGCCTGTTCTTCCGTCTCTTTAATAATTTCCTTTAAGGAAAGAAACAATGAACGATACCCAATATAATATTCAGTATTTTCCATCAGTAACTTCCTTAAGAAGTGCTACCCAACCGGCTCTACGTTTCATCACGGAACTCTTATTCTGTAGACCTCCTGATAAGGTTTTTTTGAACTCGGCACTTGAACAAAGAGCAAACCAAGCTTTCCGTATTTGTTCAGATTTTTCATTTACAACATCATCGCTTAACTTGCCAATTGTAGGCATTAAAATGTCATAATGAACTAATCCTTTACGTTTTCTTCTAACTGTAGGGTTTGTAAATACATCTTCACCAAATATTTTTTCACACTTGGATAATGAAGTTTTGAATCTGTCCCTCATAACATTCAGTTCATCATCTTGTAAGTTTGAAAATTTCTCCATCTGATCATCTAGGAATTCTTTCAAACTGCTATCAAAATGTTCAAAGAAATTATCTTCATAGAAGGCAAAGAAACGCAAGACCTGTTCGTCTGGCTCGCGACTATCCCTTTTTACATCTGATGATTCCGCTAGCCCAAAGTTTTTAATAGCATCAATATTACCTAACTCTTCCAACAAATCATCAAATCCTCCAGGATATAATGCATGCCTTATTTCCTGATCAGAAAGTTTCACTGCACCTTGATTGAGCCTAGAAAATATCTCTCTAATTAACTTTTTGGGATTTTCTTTCCTTAGAACTATACACCTTATGGTTGTTGACTCTAATTCTGAACATAAATTTCCAAGCTCAGAAAATTTCTTCCCTTCAAGCTCTTTAAATGTAGTCATTCCCTCCAAAGCGAACTCATCATCAAAAAACTTCTGTATGGTGGTCAATCTCTGAACACCATCAATCACAATATGATTGCCGCTATCGTCTTCAGCAAAATAGCAAGATGGAAGAGGGATACGCATTAAACAAGATTCAATGAATTTCGAAGATCTCTGCCACCCATCCTGATCCCATTTATATTTTCTTTGAAAGTCAGGATTAAGTTTTAATTTAATGGGATTGGACTTCATTCTGGTACAGAGAGTCTCAAAAGGATAATCTATAGGAAATAAATTTAATGTTTTATCATCATTAGACATAACTCAATCCTTGTAAGTAAAAGTTAAAACATCAATAGGTGGGTAGCTAACACCAATAACATTTACCACTTTTTATGACTAAGGTCAAAAGGTTGCCAAACCTTAAATATCCCTGTGAGGCTAACAACTTTGATAGTCAATGTAGATGTTTAATAACTAGTTTTTCAATCAACAACTTACTTTCTGAATCAGCTCCAAACAACTTACGCTCTGGGTACTGCACCTCACGGCTTCGCGGACTTGGCCGGTCTTTTAAGCCATACTGATGGACACGCGCGATACGCTGCACTTTACCGGTAAATTCAACCACCGCGCTGTTTTCGCGGCCAGTGGCTTTCATGTACCGGCTTGTGCGTAGCTTCTGGAACATCGCCCGCTTAATCCGCCCGGTCTTAGCCCTGAGCGGCTGACGCTTTCGCGCCTGATACGGCGAGCCGTCCGGGGCTTTCTGCAGCTTGATGCGTTGCTGTTGCGACTTGCGCAGCTCCTTGGCTATCTCTCCGGCCAGCTTACGGCGTGCAGCCGGTGACAGAGCAGCAATCAGACCATTGAGCCGGTCGTCAAAGGGCTTAAATTCACTCATCCCATTTGCTCACCAGTTCGCCGTTGATATAAAGCTCTTTAGGCCGGGTGACGGGCTCCGGCAGCGGAGGCTCAGGGGCATAGCTTACGTGTAGCGCGCCGTTTTTCTCTTTGATGATGGTACGCTCGGTGAGCTGCAGGCTGATACTGATATCGACGCTGTCCCCGTCGTTCAAATCCATCTGGAAACGGTAGCCCTTTTTGCGCCCGTCATCGAGCGTGCAGATATCCGGCTGGTTTTCCCTGAGCCATGCGGCCACCGGCACGAAAATCAAGTCAGGGTCGCCCACAAAGTCACACACGATCACATTCAGGGTATAAATTTTCTCGTGCGACAGCGAGGCCGCGAGCCGCGCATCGATATTCCCCTCATCGGCAAAGATGCGCATCATTTCTGGGTTTGTTTCAAGCTGCGGAACGGCTTTAATCAGCGCTTCGCGCAGGCTGCGTGCTTTCTTCATCGAGTTTATCCTGACAGTCTTTGACGGTTTCAACCTGCAGCGCGCAGGCGGCGAGCGCGTGCTCAAGCCTGCGAATGTCGGCGCTCAGGTCGCCATTAGTGGCCGGGTCGCTTCCCGGCATCGGGCAATAGCTCACCTTCGGGCAGGCGCTGTAAACAATGACCGGCGGAGGCGCAGGCGGCGCGGGTGTGCAGCCGACGCACAACATCAGGCAGCTCAGCGCTATACCAGCGGCGTAGGGTTTCATTCTCATTTATCAGCCTCGTAATGGTTTCTTCACGCCGCACGGCCATTGCACCGGCGGCCAGCAGTTCGCCGCGTAGACTGACCTGCGCGGTTTCATTTCGTCTGGCAATTCCCTGCGAAACGGAAAGCTGATTTTTCAGCATTCCGATTGCGGTTTTTTGTTCCGTGGCGACCCTGTTTGCCCGTTCAAACGAGCGCGTCAGGTTGCCGTTTTCATGACGCTGCCAGAGCACAACCGCCATCAGCGCGGCCAGTAAAAACAACATCAGTTTCATTCAATCCCCCCTGATGCAGTAAGCACGCTCGCGCGCGCGGCGATTTTCCAGTCCTTTGTTAATTTCGCCGTTCACGTAAACCCAGCGGGGGAGCTGGTCGCACACCTGCCACCATTGATGACGTTTGATATACGAGACCAGCGTCGACCGGCAGGCCGCGCCGGTTCCCACGTTGAACGAGAAGCTGACCAGCGCGTCGTAAATGTGCTGCGGCATTTCCACCGGCACGCAGACAGCAAGACGTTTCTCGACGTTCAGCACATCCGCGACGAGGTTCGCCGCCGCCTGCCGTTCGGTGATTTCCCCCTTCGGCACGACGCCTGCAGTGTGGCCGATGCCTGACGTCCACACTCCCGCGCTGCACTGGTAAGGCGTCAGGCGACAACCTTCGAGGTCGGCAATCAGCGCCAGCCCCTCGGGCGAGGTGTTAAGCAGACGAAAGTCAGGCATCAGTGCTGCCAGCGCAAGCACGGCGGCCACACTGCAACGTTTAACGATTGATTTCACGAATAGCCCCCTTATCGAGTCCGAGAGACGTCAGATAGAGATAGGTTTTGCGCTTAAACCAGTAGTTCGTCAGCGCGGTAAAAATGGCGCATCCGCCGCCCACGTAAAGCGCCATCTTTTCGGGTGACATCGCCCCGAGATACGCCAGCCCCACGGCCAGCCAGTAGGCGATAAACGTGGTGATTTTTTCCATACTCAGTCCCATAGATTCACCGTTTCGGTTCTGGCCGCGCTTTCGGTCTCGGGCAGCTCAATTGCCGTGCCGTGCGGCAGGATCACGCCGAGCTCGGACAGGCCGGGATTAGCCTCCAGGACGGTTTCGACCACGCCCTCAGTGCGCCCGTAATACCGGGCGCAAATCGCGTCGAGGGTGTCGCCCTGCAGCGCATACGCTTTCATCAGATTTGCCCCACGATGCAGCGTGCTTTGTCCTGGATGCGCGCGACAGACCAGCGCATATCCCGCCACATTTCATCTATCGTGCTGTCGATGCTGTCGGCCTTTTTGTCGCCTTTGGCGGTCGCATCCACGCTGCGAAAACGCTCATAAAGCGTGGCCGTCGTCATCGAACACACGGCGTTGAAGTAGTGGAAAACGCGCACGCTTTCGCCGTCGAGCTCGTCTGTCGGGACATCCGCCAGCGTGGCGTGACCGGCTTCGAGCTGACGCTCGCGCCATTCGCTCAGCTCCGCATTCGTCTCCGCGATAGCGGTCTTAATCGCCCGGCGCAGGCGCACGGGGGAAACGGTCTGCTCTAACCGCATTTCCTCGCGCACGCGCTTAGGATCCACGTCAGGAAAAAACGGGGTGTTTTTGATTACCGGCTCGCTCACGCCCGGCGGCGGTATCACCACGCCCGGCACATCCTGCGGCTCTTTTTTTGGCTCAATAATCAGCGTCGTCATGACAACCTCGGGTAATGGGTGGGCGGTGGACGCCGGTCGCAGTCAGGGCAATGAATACCCGCATTGACCGACGTGCCGCCCGGCTCGGGGAGCGCTCGGTTAACCTGCGGCTTTTGCCGCCTTTGGTGGACGCCCGCGCCGTGCCGCCGGTTTAGCGGCGACTTTGCGCGTGCGCGGTTGAGTCGTTTTGGTTTTCGGTGCCGGTTCGGGTTTTGGCCTGAGCTGGCGTTCTAGCTGCTCGATATCTTTTCGTACGCCGATGGTGCTTTCTAACTGGATCGCACGCTGCAGGTGCGCCAGCGCCTCCGGCAGTTGCTTTGCATCACGCAGCACGTAGCCGGTGATTTTGTGCAGCTTCGCACGCACGATATCGGGCATATCTGCGCTGTCAGTCAGTGCGAGGGTGTCGAGCAGGTTCGCCAGTTCGACCGGCTTTTTCGCACCGCGCAGGCGTTGCGCGGCCAGTGCCACCTCTTCGGCCAGAAGGTAAGGCGTCGGACGTCGACCGGTCGGCATGGTCAGGCCGTAGGCCATGGCATAACGGGCAATTTCCAGCGCCCCGGCGATATCGTCAGCATCGAGACGCCAGAGCATCACCGTCATGACGATGTCATCCTGCGACCCTTTGCCGTTTGCGAGGACGCCAGCGACCCACGGCAGGTAGAACGGCAGCAGTTCGCGCTTTTTGTCTGCCTTGCGCTCATTGGAGCGGATTTGTTTCAGCGTGCGGTTGTCTGCGGCCAGCTTAACGAGCATCTGCTCATAGGCAGTTGCATTGCGCAGCGGGACAGCAGCCCGCTGCGCAGTTTCAGAGGCCGAGACCCGCATCATGTGACGCGCTGCGGGACTCGTCATGGCTTACTCTCCGCTTTCCGGTGCTGCAGGTGCAGTGAAGTCACCGAGCTTGATGTTTTCAATCAGGCAACCGGCGGCGTAAGCCTCGACCACATAGTCAACATTCATTGACTCGTAGTTTTCGATGCGGTCTTTCTTCGGGTTCTCGATGATGCTGCGGCGGTGCGCGTCATCCATGAAGTAGATAGACAGGTTATCGAGACGCGTCACCATCAGGGCATTTGCCGGGAAGTAAGGCACGCGCACGGCTGGCAGGTTGCCGATACGTTTCTGGCTGATGATGATGTCAGCGGCCAGCGACTCGGTGTTTTCCTGCTCTTTGTTGACGATAGGGAAATACTTATCCGCCATCAGCTTACGGCCAGTGATGACAACCAGCTCCGGGTCATCCTGATAAATCTCATCAATCAGGTTGCCGGTGGCATCCATGACTAGCGCGTCGAGGTTCGCATAGTCGCCGTTTTTGCCCACGCGGATCACCTCGGAAATGACCTTGCCGTCCTCGTCGGTGATTTTGGACATCACGCGCGCGGGTGCCTGATTGCGGTATTTCTGCAGCCAGCCGATCGCGACGTCCTGCAGCAGTGGATTTTTTTTGCGGTCGGAGGTTGCCGCGCGCTCAATGCCGTTGAAACCGGCCATGATGAAATCCAGCGACTGACGTTTGATAATGGCGTCACGGATACGGGTCTGGAAGTCCTGGAATCGAGCCCACAGGTCGAGCTGTTTGTAGCGGATATGGAAGTCGAAGTTAATCTGGTCACACTCGTATTTGAATGACTCCAGCGCGGTGAAATCAGCGGTTTTACGCTCATCATCACCGGCGGTGTCGGCAGTGCTCGCAATCGTGCCGTTAACACCTACCCCGACCTTTTCGCCTTTCAGCTCGTCGACCGGCACGATGTTTATTTTGGTCAGAAACGCGGATGACATCTGCAGGGTCGTCATCAGGGTTTGCGTGACCGACGGCTCGACGGTGAATTTCTTCGCCACGTCATCGGTGGAAATACCGTTCAGCTCCGCGACGCGGGTCAGGTAGGCATTAAATTTAAAGCGGGTATCTTTACGCATGGTTTTTCCTGTTCGGGTAAAAGGGTTCAGACCGGGCAGCACGCCCGGCGTGTTATCAGCAGTTCGTCAGCAGCTCGTCCCCCGTACCGCCTTTTGAAAGCTCGCGGCGCGGCTGGCGCTGGCTTTCGGTGTTATCGAGGGAGCTTTTGAGGTCGTTAAACGCCTGCGCGCTTTCTTCCGCCTTGCTGGTCACGTCCTGCTTGAGTTGCGCCAGCTCGGTCTCCAGCTCGGTGACGCGCTGGTCGGTGGCGGTGAGGTTGGTCTGCACCAGCTCGGTGACGGTGGTTACGGCCTCATGCACATCCGCGAAACGGGCGTCATCGCTGGCCTGCTTGCGGCTGAAAATGGCCTTAACCTTATCGGTCAGGCTGTTGAGCATGGTGTCGGGGACGACCTCAAACTCCAGCTCAGCCAGTGAAGCCACAGAGAAAACGTCGTCCGGCTGGTCTTTTTTACCGGCGAGCGGGTTCTGCGCGGCGCGGCTGCAGAATTCGAGGTATTCGGTGCCGAGGCTTGCAGGGTCATCGGTGACGGCCAGGCCAACGAGGTAACATTTGCCGCTGTTCGCAAAGTTCGGGCGGATCTCCATGGAGGTGTAAACCTTCTGTCCGGCCTTAACCATGCTGACCAGTTCGTCGAGCGGGACGATTTTGCCAAACAGCGCTTTTTTGCCATCGAGCGCAGAGCCATCGCTGATAACCTCCGCCTTAAGCTCGGTCACATCGCCATAACGTTTAAACGGGCTGTCAGGCATCAGTCCCCGGATATGTTCGAGGTTAATGCGGCAGCCGTAGACGCGGGGGTCGAACGTGTCGGCCATATCCTGAATATCATCGCCGCTGATGACGCGGCCATCGCAGGTGTCACCTTCGACGCCGATGCGAAACCATTTAGAGACTTTCTTTGCCATTGTTCAGGTGTCCTGATGTTGGGTTTTCGGGTCGGGTTTAGTTTCCCGACTCTGACCCGTATCAGCCACCGCTTACGATCTGATTAGATCTGACACAACAGGCACTTAGCGCGAATAACCCCCCATTTCCTTAGCCTTGCCACGTAACACCAAAAAACGAGGCAAGCATGACCATTTCAACTGACCTTTCACTGCTCAATGACCCGCGACGACAGGCGCGGCTGTTGTACTGGCAGGGGTTCGCCGTGCCGCAAATCTGCGACATGCTGCAGCTCAAGCGCCCGACGGTGCAGAGCTGGAAACAGCGCGATGGATGGGAGGAAACCGCCCCGATTAACCGCGTGGAATCCACATTAGAGGCGCGGCTTATCCAGCTCTACGCAAAGCCAGACCTGACCGCGCATGACTTCAAAGTCGCTGATTTTCTGTCGCGCCAGATGGAGCGGCTCGCGCGCGTTAACCGCTACGGCCAGACCGGAAACGAGGCGGATTTAAACCCCAATATCGCCAGCCGTAACAAAGGGGATCGCAGAAAGCCGAAACGAAACTATTTCAGCGAGGAGGCCATAGAGAAACTGGAGGAGATTTTCTTCGACCAGTCGTTTGAGTATCAGCTCCGCTGGCATAAAGCGGGGTTAGAGCACCGCATCCGCCACATCCTGAAATCGCGACAGATTGGCGCGACGTTCTACTTTGCGCGCGAGTCACTCCTGCGCGCGCTTAAGACCGGGCAAAACCAGATATTTTTGTCTGCCAGTAAAACGCAGGCTTACGTGTTCCGTAAGTACATCATCGCCTTTGCCCGTCTGGTTGACGTCGACCTGTCAGGCGACCCGATCGTCATCGGCAACAATGGCGCTGAGCTGATTTTTCTCGGGACCAATTCCAACACCGCGCAGAGCCACAACGGCGACCTGTACGTCGATGAAATTTTCTGGATCCCCAATTTTCAGAAGCTGCGCAAAGTCGCCTCGGGCATGGCTTCGCAGTCGCACCTGCGCACCACCTATTTTTCGACCCCGTCGACGCTGGCGCACGGTGCGTATCCGTTCTGGTCAGGCGAGCTGTTTAACCGTGGCCGCAGCAACCGCGACGAACGTGTCGACATCGATATCAGTCATCAGGCGCTCGCCGGTGGAATGTTATGCGGTGATGGACAGTGGCGGCAGATTGTCACCATTGAGGACGCGCTCGCCGGTGGCTGCACCCTGTTCAACCTCGACCAGCTTAAGCAGGAAAACAGCGCGGATGACTTCCGTAACCTGTTTATGTGCGAGTTCGTCGACGATAAGGCGTCTGTATTCCCGTTCGAGGAGCTGCAGCGCTGCATGGTCGATGCGATGGAAGAATGGGAGGACTTCGAGCCGTTCGCCGACCGTCCGTTTAACTGGCGCCCGGTCTGGATTGGCTATGACCCGTCACACACCGGCGACAGCGCCGGGTGCGCGGTACTGGCTCCGCCGCTGGTTGCCGGTGGCAAGTTCCGCATCCTTGAGCGTCACCAGTGGAAAGGCATGGACTTTGCCGCGCAGGCCGAGGCCATCCGGGCGCTGACAGAGAAATACACCGTCGACTATATCGGCATAGATGCGACCGGCATCGGCCAGGGTGTTTACCAGCTCGTGCGCTCATTCTTCCCGGCGGCGCGCGCCATCCGCTACACGCCGGAAATGAAAACCGCAATGGTGCTGAAAGCGAAAGACACCATCAGGCGCGGGTGTCTGGAATATGACGCCGGTGCGACCGACATCACTCAGTCATTTATGGCTATCCGCAAAACCATGACCAGCAGCGGCCGCAGCGCGACCTATGAAGCCAGCCGCAGCGAGGAAGCCAGCCACGCGGATATCGCGTGGGCGATCATGCACGCCCTGTTAAACGAGCCGCTTTCCGCCGGTAGCGGTATGCAATCAAGCTCAATTCTGGATATTAACTAAGATGAAAAAACGCCAAAAGAAACAGCCAAAACAGACCAGCATGACGGCCAGCGCGCCGCAGAAAATGGAGGCATTCACCTTTGGTGAGCCGTCTCCCGTTCTGGATCGCCGGGACATTCTCGACTATGTCGAATGCATCAATAACGGCAAATGGTACGAGCCGCCGGTCAACTTCTCGGGACTGGCAAAAAGCCTGCGCGCAGCCGTACACCACAGCTCCCCGATTTACGTCAAGCGCAACATTCTGACCAGCACCTTTATCCCGCACCCATTGCTGTCCCGTCAGGAATTTAGCCGCCTTGTGCTCGATTATCTGGTGTTTGCCAACGGCTATCTTGAAAAGCGCATGAGCGTGACCGGCCAGCTCTTTAAACTGGAAACCTCCCCGGCCAAATATACCCGCCGGGGCGTTGAGGATGGCGTTTACTGGTACGTGTCGGACTATACGCACCCGCACCAGTTCGCGCCCGGTTCGGTGTTTCACCTGCTTGAGCCCGATATAAATCAGGAGCTCTACGGGATGCCGGAATACCTCAGCGCGCTTAATTCTGCCTGGCTGAATGAATCCGCCACGCTGTTTCGTCGCAAGTATTACCAGAACGGCGCGCACGCGGGTTACATCATGTACGTGACCGACGCGGCGCAGAGCAGCACAGACGTTGAGGCGCTGCGCTCCGCGATGCGCGACTCGAAAGGGCTCGGGAATTTCAAAAACCTGTTTTTCTATGCTCCGAACGGGAAACCGGATGGCATTAAGATCGTGCCGTTGAGTGAAGTCGCCACGAAGGATGATTTTTTTAACATCAAGAAGGTGAGCGCCGCTGATCTGCTCGATGCGCACCGCGTGCCGTTCCAGCTCATGGGCGGCAAGCCTGAAAATATCGGCTCAATGGGCGATATCGAGAAGGTGGCGCGGGTATTTGTACGTAACGAGCTGACGCCGCTGCAGGAGCGTTTCAAAGAGATAAACGACTGGCTCGGGATGGAGGTGATCCGCTTTAAGGATTACAACATCGAGACCGATTAACCCCGCACCAAATGCCGCCTCCTGGCGGCATATCCTCAGAGCTCACCAGACGCCGCACACGCCAGGCAACCCCGCCAACGCCCACGATTCAACCTCATAACTCAGCGCCCCACCACGACGCGCACAGACGCGCAAAATAAATCCAGTCACCACGTCTGGCGCGCAGTGCTATCCCCGCCTCGCCTGCCCGCTTAATGGGTCGCTTTTAATGCAGGTGCATCAGGAGTCCCGAGCTACGCGAACACTGGAGCCAACTCACAAAAAACGGACTAAAAAACTGATGCAAATACATGCACCTGATAGATGCATAGCTAAAACTAAGCTTCGGTATCACTTCACTTGCCACTTTTAAAGCTCTCAATCATTTTTTTCACATCCTCAGCAAGCTCAACGGGTACATTCATTGTCCGAGAGTTACTATATTCTTTTGGTGCTTCGTACACACCTTGATAATTGAGAACGCACTCTTTAAGTATTTCAAAAAGAGACTCTACAGGATCGCTCCCGTGGCAATCTACAAATTTTAGATATTTCACATGTGCCGATAAAGTGGAAATATCGCCATGAACAAACCTGCATCTAAGCTCGTAGATTATTTCTATTTTAGATCTCACATCAAAAATACTTATAGCATCACGACAGACACCACCGATAATAGATGCTTTGTTACCTGCATTATTACCATACATTGCATCAAGAGCTATAAATTGATTTAAAAATCTCTCACGACGATCACTCCCCCAACCATGAGCAATGAACGAAAGAGCAGATAAAATACGCTTATCAGATCTAGATAATATTTTTACTAACCGTTCACAAACCAAGCCATCAATACTTAAAGTTAACAATGATGGAATGTTTACACGAAAATTAGAAATATGATACGCCCCCTCAGAGAAGCTCTCAATTTTATCATTAACATCACAGGAGTTAATAGCGAATGGATTATTCACCGTAACACATAACCCACCGAATAGCAGATTCAGCATCTCAACTGCATCCTGTTGAGATGGTGCATAGATAAGTACAACTGTCGAGTATGAATGATTAAAATATCTCCCAATCGGTTTATCTCGTATATCTTTCTCATCAAAGAAAGATTCATAAACGTCAATGCCAGCTTTAGATTTAACATTAGACAATAAAGCCGTACCCTGTCCCGGGCCATAGAGATAAAGATCATCTTGTAACTTTAATTCCCCATCAAACCTAACACACCCAAGATTGTATATATAAGGGTAAAGTTTCATTTGTGAGGTTATATAATAACCAAACATTTCGCAGAGATTTTCCCTGTGCACCTTTGATATTATACTATCAACGGATCTTTGCTCTGGGTTAAGCGATAAGAAATCAGCATCTATACAGTTGAAGGCTTCAGAGCAAAAGCTTAACAACAACTGTTTAGCGCTATGAAGGTCACTTATCCCTAATTTCCCCCCATAATTCCTTAACAGAGCGCTAGCGCACTTTGCCACTTCCTCATCATTGTATTTGAGCCAAAAAATTATATCTTGTAGCGGTCTACCTACTTGAATACAAGGTATCTCTTTATCATGCCTATAAAAAAAACACCTGCATAATCTGTTTATCATACCTCTCGCGAAAGCAATCTTCATTGAAACATCACCCCTTAATTTAACCATCGATAGTCACCCTGTTAAATTTGAGTGTTACCTCAAGTTACAGCGTTTTCCTTCGAGTTTGCTAATTTACATTTTCTCACCAGTTTAAGGGAAACACCATCCAGCTTTCCTGTACAGCAAAACAAAACCGTTTATCCCCATAAATTACTGTTGCCCCTCTCGCCAGAGCTTCAACCTCCCATCTTTCAGGGACAATACCTTCCTGAGCTAACTCGAAACGAATTTTTGCGATTCGATCCCTTTCGGGCTTCGTCATCCTAGCTGATGGCGCTTGTTCGCTTGTTTTAAGCGGCGCACTGCTTCTTTGCTGGCGATTTTTCCGCGGTGAACCAGCTTTTAACGCACCGTTAAGCACTTTCACGACGTCTGGCTCATTCCAGCCGATAGCCCCGCGCTCAATCAGATTTAACACCGCTGCAGCTTGCTCAGACGGTGTGGGAGTCATAACTGGATCGCCACCGCCGGTAGGCTTTCCACAGTTATTGACAGGACTCCGAGGCGCGGCAGAGCCGCTTTTTAAGGTCAAAGGCTCAACGGCCAAAACCTTTGGAACGATTCGCCATTCGGCTGTACGGGTTACATGGACACGGTCAGCCCCGAGATGAGGGGCATAAATCCCGACCACCCTCTCGATATCTTCCTCGTATTCGTTGACCTCATCCGTCACCTTACGCGCGACCCTAACGGCCTGAGCGTCACGCTTAACGTTTGCCCCACCCTGCGCGATGATGTACCGCTCAAAGTCACCCTCATCTGCAGCAGCTCGCGCGGCCTCGACCCTGTCGTCAAAGTCGCTGGCAATACTTACGCCACGCGGCAGCTTACGCAGTTCGCGGTAAGCGCCCATTGTCGGGAGGCCAATTGGTTTAAACTGCGGGATGCGCCATGTAGACGCCCATGCGGTAACGGCGGCGGCCGTATCTTTAAGAGGTTTGCCAGTGTCGTGATCGAGCTGGCCGTCGAGCGCATAGCCGTCGATATTTTTGGCAATGTATTTAGCGATATAACCCGCCGCGCCGCCCTGATTAAGATGACGTGATTCAAAGCGCTGTTTTGCTGCGCCCTTTTCGTTTCCGTCCTCTTTAAGAGCGTAATGACGCATAATTTCATTAATGGCTTTACGCTGAACGGGTTTGCAAAACAGCATCATGTGCCAGTGTGGCGTGCCGTCGTGATGTGGCTCAACAACACGCATCCCGTACACTTCCAAATCGTTATCCTTGAAAGCGGTACGCATAAGGCTCCAGATTCGGCACAGGTAACGCTGGCCGTCTTTTGGCGTGAATGCGCTTTCGTTCCAGCCGTGATTAAGCTGTACCGTTTTGTTTTCGCCTTTACCGACCTGTCGGGTCGGATGATATTTCGAGGGTGTGGTCAGGGTGATAAACATCCCCACATCACCGGCGCTGGCCGCGTAGCGCTCAATCCCGGCGATAGTGTTCATCAGTTCCATACGACGTATTTCAGGATTTGAGATACTCCCCATGACCTTGCTGATGAGGTCGATACGTTCGCCGGTGACTTTGTTTTCCAGCTCGCAGGATTTGAGGTATTCGAGATTAGCCAGGCGGCGCGCGTGAACATCGCGGATCGCTATTTTGCTGGCGTAGGGAGAGCGGTCTTTATTGACTTCACCGGCAGCGATGAGCAGCGCCTCGCGCCAGCGCATCCGCTGTGCCTTGAGCTGGTTAACCCACCACTCATCCTTAATCACTCGGGAAATAGCGGAAAATGCCATGCGGATCGTCATCTGACCCTTACGGTATTTTTTCCAGTACATCGGGGTGATGTTAAATGCGCGAGCAATACCGGCCACTTGCCCGTATAGGTGCGACTGAGCTTCATCGGTGAAAAGTGTCTCTTTCCCGCCGTGAGCCTCCGCCCATGCGTCGCTTAACTCCTCGTATTTGCTCCAGAGCTGAGAGGCAATTCTGGCCGCAAACTTCCTGAGCTCTTTGTCATTCATATCTGGTAAGCGCGCATACTGGTCGCGCTCGGACAGAAACCCAATCGAGGCGGATTCATTCATCCCGCACAGCTCATTAACACGCTCAAGACGCGGCAGCAGCTTGCGCTCAAACGTGTTTTTAAGGAAATACAGCCCACCTAAAGGGCTCTTTTTACGGCGGATGAAGTTATAACGCGATGTAAAAAGCGTTTGCAGGAAAAACGGCAGACGGTCAATCCGGTTTAAAACACCTTGCACCTGACGGAGTTCGGCACGTGTAAGAGGTCTGTCGCGGCCAATGGCCTCTTTGGTGACGTTATTCCAGGGATAAGCACCAACGAATGAATCACTGGTGCCCTTCAAAAATGGTGGTGGTGGCGAGGGGGCAACACGCCCCCGAGGTTCGTTGGACATATTATTTAAAAGCGTCCAGACATTGCTTCCCCATGCGTTCAATCCGAGCTTCCAAAGCTGAAAAGCCGGTAAGATCGCTGGTCAAAAGATCATGCAAAACCAAGCCTGAGATAAGCTTAGGGATAGTTGGGTAGTAACCCACAACGTCCAACCATTCCTTACCTTCATTCTTCCCGGATGTTGCGGTCTTTTTTTCCTGCAAAATGAATTGATAGCGGTCACTGGTGATGACGTACTGGTTATTAATCTCGATGTGTATGCTCATTTTTGCTTCCTGTTAACAGTGGTTAACCAGCTCTACCGAAAATTGAGTTGTGTAACTTTTCCGACTCCTGGCCTAATAACTCGATAATCTCGGTACGATTAAGTTCTGACTTACTGATGTACGCGATAAGCCCATCAAACTGAGAAGAGAAACGGGTCGCCAAGTCGCGCTGTGCCTCGCTTACTGCCTGCGCCAGAAGTGCCGAATACATCCCCCGCTGCGCTGTATTTTGCTTTTGCATTTGCCTATCTCCGGACAAAAGGAGTCCCCACGCTGTAAGGCGCGTAATAAATCGAATCCAGATTAATTAATGTAAATACTGCTCAGGTTTTACCGAGGTTAAAATGGTTGGTGCGTACTCAAAAAGGCTAAACAGCTCTCGCAGAGCGCGGAAAAGTTTGTCACGCCAATAACAGTCCTCCTCATTCAAACGCCAGTGCGGCATCATAAATTCCTGCTCTGTCAGTCCAGCATGAAGAAACAATGAGCGTCTTTGGCTGACGGTCAGGCGGCTGATGAAAGTTGCTTTTGACGCGCCAAGTTGGCGGTGCCGGGCAAATGCATTTCTCAATTCATCAAGCGCACAAACAAGACGCTCACGATCGGCTTCGGTCATTTCCTCTAAGCGCATAACAGAGTGACGCTGTTTTAATTGAGCGTGGAAACAAACCGTAAGACGCTCCCGCTCCATCATCTGATTGTAAAAATCGCAAGTGTCCTGCCAACGAGGCTTAGCCAGATACTTGCAGACTAGACCGCGAAGCGCTGTTGGTTGTTTCTGGATCACGTCAAGTGTCATTACCGTCATAACCACAGTCCTCTCTTTTTGACCAAGCGGCGAAGTTTCTCGATAACGCCCAGCTTTCGGGTTCGGATGATGATGCCCTTGCGTCCACGACCGTGAGTAATAGTGAAGTTGGTAGGTTTAGGACTTTCTCTTCGAAGCAACTGTGCAATACAGCGAGGTTCACTATTCATACTGGCTCCCCTAATCCGAGCCACATCAGCCAACCATCACGAATTTCCTTCGGGCGGCTGTCATATGCCATCTTCATACCCTTGTTCCAGGCAGGCAGATAAACCCAATATTCCCCTGCGCGCCCACTCGTTGACTGCGGATCGGTCATCTCAACAACAGGCAACTTGCCCTTCTCAATCATCCCTTTAACCGCTGCGGGAGTTTTTCCAATAAGACGGGCAAATTCCTGATATGGAACCGCATCTGTTCTGCTTACAAGCTGGTTACTCATCTGTTACGATTCTCCTTTAGTGTGATTAATTGCTCTAAATAGGGTTTAGTTGCTCTAAAAGGTGATTCACCTATCGATTATATAAATCTACGATAGGTGATAATGTTCAACTATAGGTGATTTTATGTCAATACAGATCCATGAAAAAATCAAGCTGATAAGAGAGTCAGAAAGGTTAAATAGGAGACAATTCAGTGAGTTAACTGGAATCGTTTACGGTTCTTTTTGTAGTTATGAAGCCGGCGACAAAAAGCCGGGAATCGAACAAATCATGAAAATCCTCCAGCACCCGCGCTTCACGAAATACACCATGTGGTTTATGACTGATCAAATAACACCCGAAGCTGGGCAGATTGCACCGGCTCTCGCGCACTTTGGGCAGCAGACAACAACGTCACCCCACTCAGACCAGAAAACTGGCTAACCATCTACGGGGCTTATTTGTGCAGAAAATGCACTGTGAGTTTTTGTTATCTAAATCAGGAAATTGAAGTACGCAGTAACATCATCGGGAGGCTTTATGTCTGTTAAAAAGCTCGATGATGGTCGATATGAAGTGGACATTAGACCGGCTGGGCGTAACGGAAAACGCATCCGTCGGAAGTTCGACAAGAAAAGCGAGGCGATGGCTTTTGAAAAGCATACTCAATATAACCATCACTCAAAGGAATGGCTTTCAAAACCCACGGACAAACGCCAACTGTCAGAACTGAAAGAGTTATGGTGGAAGCTGAAAGGTAAACACGAGGAACACGGTCAATCGTATCTCAGGAAAATTGAGCGTTTCGAAACGATGACCGGTAACCCATGCGCTTTCCAGATCACCAAGAGCCTGATAACGCAATATTGTGCTCAACGCCGGGCTGAAGGTATTAAGCCAACTACCATCAACCGCGACCTGATTACATTAGGTGGGATGTTTACTACCCTGATTGAGTCAGAAATGTATAACGGCGAGCATCCGTTTAGGGGGTTCAAAAAACTGAAAGAGCAGACTGCCGAAACAGGCTATCTCACTCTTGAGGAAATTGACGCCTTACTGGCAGCGCTATCAGGAGATAATCGTAAAATTGCCGTCTTGTGTCTGAGTACCGGGGCAAGATGGGGTGAGGCTGCAAGGCTAAAAGCGGAGAACGTGATTCATAACCGGGTGTCTTTCGTTAAGACGAAAACCAACACACCGCGCACGGTCCCGATCTCTGATGACGTTGCAGCTTACGTAGTCGGCAAAGCACGAGGCTTTCTGTTTCCTGATGCCAGTTATGCTGAATTCAGGCGAATCCTCAAAGAAGTTAAGCCCGACTTACCGGCGGGGCAAGCAACACATGCGTTACGACAC